CCAGCTTCGATGAGCGTGCTGATGACACACTCTGCAGCCATTTGGTCGCAGATAATATCATCACCATAGATGAAGACTCTCCCTTTAATCTCTTTGAACTCTTGGGCGGCTTCAGTAAGCGCCCAAAAGATAAGAGATTCGACTTCAAATGTGAACCCGTTCCCCATACTGGAGAATTTGTTCAATTTGATCCAACCTTCAGAAAGTATTACTTTCTTTGAGCGGAGGGTATCCAAAAGGATCGCCCAGTCAACTGGAAAGAGCTCATAAACGAGCTCAGTAGCAACGGTATCACTAGCTGCCTTCATGTCGAGGGTAGCTAACCTTTCAGTATAAGCCCTACGGGCCGCCTGCTGATTTAAGGTCTGGTCATCCAGGTCGATACCCACGGTCTTCAACCGTGACCTAAAATAGCCACCGCAACCTTTCTGAAGGAACATGTTCCCTCTAGGTTCGATAGCTATAACGCGATCGGTTTTTGCGTTTTTAGGCACCGTGGTAATTCTACAGCCGTCCACAACTTGGAAGTTGTGAGATAGCAATGAGTAGCTTCCAGAAGGAAACTGCCCTAGAACTACATACGACCAATGAAGATCGTTCTCGATGGCATTCCTCATGAGAGGAAGTGCTTCTCTGGTAACGGTGATTGGGAGTTCTGCGACCTTTCGGTCTAACTGTGCTTGCTTCCGAGGGAACTCGAAAGTAGCTCCAGGACCCCACCCGAAGTGAGACTCTATCTTAAAGATGCTGCAGGGCCCCAAGAGGCGAGATATCTTTCGCTGAGCGCTATAAAATATAGACGCCAGCTCTGGACTATGTCCAGAATATCTCGCTTTGCGAAGCCTCGCATTAGTCCTAAGACAGTGATCTTCAGAAGTTTTGAATTTCTGAAGTGCCTCTTGCTTCAAATCTAACCCGGTCTTCAGCCCTGTCCATTTAGACAGGAAACTGACGATCATATAGTCATCTTTGAAACTAGAAACATCACAATACCATAAGGGATCTATCGACATTTTAGCAAGCTCAAGTTGAGCATACTTAAAACGAAGATAAGCTCCCAGTGATATGGGTGAATCTATATGTATGCACAAAGCTGAGAAAACATCAGCTTCACAAGACTGGTTAAAACCGGTCTGATGCATATCAATCCTCCTTGTGGAAACACGCGAAGGACCCAAGACGACGGACTGACTACCGTCGACCAGGATCAGAAGTAGTTAATAAGGGTCTCAACCACACTCGTGACATTACTGTCAGCGAGAATAAATTGAGCATACTTACGAACGTCTTTCCGATCTTGGAGCAATCCACGTTCCGGGAACATAAACTCTATGTTGCAACGGCAGATATACGATACCGTCGGTGCTGGGGTAATCCCAGCATCGTTGGTACCAAGTGTCTCTGCCTTCGGAGTGTGAATCGCAATCTTGATACGATTCATTCGACCTGTCGAAGCTTCACCTGGGGCAGGCGGAAGAGGCTTAACCAATTGGACAGAAATGCGGTTAAACGCAATGCTGGCCGAACCGGATTGGTCCTCAAACCACCAAGTACCAGATTTAGGATCGAAGGAAGCGGGGACGAACGTGTGAGCAACCGGAGTTGCTTGAGCATCGTTCAGGACAATGTTTGCAATAGCAGGCATTAAAGACCCTTAGAAGAGTGGCTAGTGAACTGAGGAAATCCCAGTCATTCAAGCCTACCGGCAGTTTACTGTCAAAGCTTTATCAGAGCTTCGTCTTCACCAGCTTGAAGGAAG